ACGCCGGAGTGCCTACTGGAGCCACGCCGAAGGGATTATATCCCTGGACTTCGTCGTTAATCCTATTCACTTCTTGTTGAACTCCGATAGGAAATTGATCGTCCTGTCGGATTAAGCTAGCCCGCCGCTGTTGGGCGTCCTGTTGCTGGTCACGCTGCCGCGGCGTCGTGCCTTGTGTCGCCTGCGTACCTTCGTCGGGCATATTGTTGATGAACTGCCTGGTAAAGTCCTCGCTCGGCTGCGTTCTTCGCACCGTCCGACCTGTTCCCGGACCAGTCCGCGGCGTATCACTCTGTCCCATGTTAAACGCCTGAAGAACCGCGTCGCTGATAGCACGCTGTTCTTGCGGCAAGTAAACTGGAACCTCGTCACCAGGAAGTTGAGCCTGCCTGTAAGACGGCGCATTAACCTGCGGACCTTGCCCGGGCTGCACAGCAAAACCACCGCCATACGGTGACATGAACGCCCGTCCGACAACGTCACCTTGGTCATTGACCATATTGCGGAAGTCCGCACGTTCGTTCGCAGCATTCATCAGTGCAAGTTCCTCTGCCGACGGAGCCTGAATCTGGGCCCTGCGTTGAGCGACTTCCTCCCATGAAGGTGGTAGCTGCCTCAGCGTGTCAAGTCCCTGCGGAGCATTAGGATCTTCGATCTGACCGCCAATCGTCCGCCTCGTTGCGCCGCGGTTATTCAACACATAGCGCAGCAACTCTTCTCGGTTTTGTGCCATCGTCCCCAGGATGTTGTTAATGTCAAAGCCCTGAGGAGCCTGTTGCGTCGGACCGAATGGATTATAAAGCTGGTCCAAGGTGCTCTGAGGACGTTGTTGCGGCCCCATTGTCATTTGTCCAAACGACTGCAGCGCTTTAACATCCGGTCTTTCCCAAAAGTTGTTTTCAGTAGCCATATCGTTTATTGAGGTTGAAGTTTAGCCATAAGCGCTTCACGCATGGCCTGTTGTTCGGTGTTCTGCCGCGGTGTAAAACCGAAGCGTTGAGCAATGTATTCCATAATCTGTTGTCCTGTCGCCCGTCCCACGTCATCGCCATAAGACAACAGGCTACTGGCCGCCTGCACAAGTTGATTCAGCCTCGCCTGATCCGGCGGCTGTTGCAGCTCACGTTCAGCGAGTCTGTTCCTTGTGTTCAATAATTGAACACCTTGTTCCGCTTCTTGCAGCTGAAAAGGAAAGAGCTGTTGTTGACGGGAGAGGGAGTCCAGTTCTGAGACGGTGCGAAGATCGTTCTGGCCGACTTGTTCTAGTGCCAGGATAGGCGCTAACATCTCAGTGATAGGATCACGTTTTTGTCTTTGTGAGGCCATTAGAATAAGGAGTTGGAGTTGTTACGAGGGCGACGTTGTGTCGTTCCGGGTGGCGGAGGTTGGCCACCGAGGAGTGCTTGTAGATTCTGGTCCATTAGAGCGTTTTGATATTCTAAGGTCTTGCCCGTGAGCTGTTGTTCCATATCCGCGTTGGCCGCTTGGCTTTGAGCACGAGCAATCTGCTGCTGGGCCATTTGAGTTAGCTCTGTGTCGAGCGCGCCTGGATATTGACGTCGCAGTGCTTCAATGGCGGCGTTAATGTCGAAGTTGCCGGAGAAATCCCGCATGACAGGTGGAGCTGGCTGCGCTGATGTTGAGCGTCCCGCACCCGCGGCGGTGTTGTATGTCGTGCGCGGGTTAGAGAAAGAGGAGAATGGAGAATAAGCCATGTTAGGAGACGAAGTTAAAGTTAGGAAGTTGATGTAACCAGGTGCGGAACATCGACACGTTCTTGTGCCAGTTACACGGATGAAGATAGACTGTTACACCCTGAAGAGCGGCGCAGATAGAAAGGTGAAGTAGGTCTGTTTCCAGAACTTCAGCTTGCCCCGCCAAGGAGATAAAATTGTCCAGGGACATGCCACGTCGCGGATCGTTCTTTACATGTTTGTTTGTTGTCTCCGCGTCGTTACGGAACACGGCTTGTTTCTGCTCGACCGGCTTGGCTTGTGCCAGAACGTTGGCAAGTGCCAGGTCTGGAACTAAGCAGCTATTACGACACATGGCAACGCTCACTATGTCACGCAGAAACACCTTGTCGAAGAGGTCTAATACAGGACTACGTTTCTCAATCGACTGTGGAAGTAGCACAAAAGGAATGTCGCGGCGCTTGGCCAAGGCAGAGAAACGCTGTATCATCGGCGCGGTATTATAACGCCCGGAGACATTACCTCCTCCGCCCCAACACAATACTGACGTGTTAACAGGAAGCTCCGTGGCGGTGAAGTCGATGAACCTCACCGCAATGTGATGTTCATCGAGCAACTGCCTCGTCCCGCGTTGGATGAACTTGTCACCCACGTTACCAGGCGGCGTCACAATGGTGACGTGTTCAAAGTCCTTGAGATAGGACGTTAAAGCATCAAATGGCCACGTCATGAATCTTCCTTTCTGTTTATGAAGAAGTTCTTAAAACCATCACGCCGCAACACGTTGGCTTTGTCTGTCCAGTGCCATAGTCCAAGTTGATCGCGCTCGTATTCGTCATGGACTAGTCCTGTAAGAAGGCGGCGGCGTGTCATATACTGACGATCATTTACCTTGCCGTGGTATTCGTGGATAACGTCGTAGGGCAGCATTGTCCAAGAATCAGTCAACCAGTTCTTGAACTTCTTACACCACGGACGGAAATCTTCGAAATAACACTCGGGCAGTGGCGTGAATCTCCGCGCCGTGTCATCAAACTGAATGGCTGTTTCCGGGTCTTCGTCAATAATAGAATGTGTCAAGAACCAGTCACCGTTACCACCAATAGCGCCGTCGAACACACCACCAGCTTCCCGCCACAGAGAACGTTGAAATGCCATCGCGTAGCCAGGATGCCGTCCACGTGGTGCTAGCGGCAACGTCAGAGATGCCTCGTAGCTATTAACGACACGTCCCGTCGCCCCTGTTTGATGCGCGCGTCCGAAGGGCTGGACGACCTTAAACGTATCCAAGGCTTCGCTGATGAAACGCATGATCTTCGGCTCTGTCCACCATATGTCTGTATCGCAACAGACGATCTTGTTGACGTGTGGCGGCACCAACCTCTCCGCGACGTTCCACAGCCCCTCTTTTTGCCACAGTATGTAACGGTCGTCACACTGTATTCTTTGCCAAGTCCTGTATTCGTTCGTTACCGGTGCCGTGTGATAAAGTTCTACACCATAACACTCGACACCGAGTGAGTGAACGTAGCGCACGAACCGATGCAGGTTACGCTGTGGCATCACGAAACCAGGAAAGTTATAAAAGCCGCATATGACGGCAATGTCAGGACTACCACTCATTGCTAGGCTGGGAAACAAAGTTACTTTGTTGCGTCATTGCTGTTGCCTCATAAGGTCCTGGAACGAAGATATCCTCCAGTTTATCAAAGTGCTTTCTTCTGTAAGTTGGCCGTGGAATTCTTGACACTGTCACTCGATCACCGTCTTGTTCGACCCGAATCTCCTGGTCAAGTCCGTCGTTATAAGTAACATTAAACATATGTCGCGGTGCCGATTGAACAGCCTGTGATACGGTTTTTTGGAAAGAACGCTACTTGATTGCCAGTGCCACCTGCGCCGCTCCAGAATACAGCATACGTCTTCGTCTTCTCTGTAGGCCTCGGCGGAGTGTGTGTAAAGACATCAGATTGCTCGAACTTAGCATCCTCAAGTTGTGTTACTTGAATCGTATCACCTAACTGACCTATTCCTTTTGTATTCGAATCAGGCATATCAAGTAGACTCCCGAAAAGTCCGCCTGACTGAATAAATCTTACGTCAACCCCCAGTGCGGCACGGCCCATGTCTGCACTGGTGATAATATCACGATGCGTTGAGCCGTCATACTCAAGATCGTCAACAAACGTCCAAGACTCAGCCTCGAACTGATGTTTGACGCCATCAACAAGTGTTACAACAAATTGTGCCATAGGATTAAGCGATAACAACTTCAGGAAGACTTGGCGGATAAACGGTAACCCGCGTTGAAACGTAAAGCACATCGACTTCCTCAACAGTGTGCTTTTTCACATAAGGCCGCCACGTTATAAAGTTCGTGGCAGGAAAAAACTGTCCTTGAAGCGCACCTGATATTGCCGTCGTTGTATTCGTGTTAGCGTTATAAGATGCAAACGCCGTCTGCTGCGGCCCGATACGAAGATCGTCATGAAAGCATTCCGGAAAACTCCCCTCAGCTTCAAGAAAGTCATAACTCACGTTACCAAGCACCGGTGTAGGATAGCGCGGAATCTTAGGCTCCACCGTGTGTATAAAGGACTCGATGACATATTTCGTTCCTTCATGCGCCCCCGGCGTATAGACTTGACGCTTATAATGCCGATATGCCGTGATAATGTTGCCGTTCGGCCCCCGCGTCACAAGTGGGAAGTTCTTATCAGGGATGAAGTAAATATCATGCAGGATAGGAGCCCAATACTTGTCGTCGTGAGCTTCCCGCCGTTTGAAAGGCGGCCTGTTCAGCGAGTCATCGTTTCCGTTCTCGTCAACAATCTCTCTCGAAAACACAAGCCTTGAAAACAGGTCACCTTCTGGTCTTATCTCGCGTAGAACATAGTCCTCGTAATAGTTATCCTGCGGCTGATTTAGCCAGTTAATGTCACCGTAGCGTTGGCCAATCAAAGGAAATTCGGGCGTAATAGCATCGACCGGGATCAAGTCGCTGACTACACGTTCATCACTACCACTTACTGGGCAGTAAACACGACGCGAGTTCCGCGGCATCGTAATCGCGGTGCGTATTTGATACTTTGTTCCGTTACTAGCCATATTAACGAGTAGCCATTGGTTTACGTCCCTGTTCCCACAAAAAGTTGTCCCACTCCACAAGACGATTCAGCGCATTGTCACGTTCCTTATCCGGCGGAGACACATAGCCTTCCGTTCGATACGCGAACTGTCTCGCAAACATATTCGCCTCTACCACGCCGGCAAGACATAGATACTGATAGCCTTCGTTTGTAAAGATGTCAGAAACATTCTCTCCCGTAGCACTCGCACCGTTCATGGACGTGAAATGTTTCCAGACACCGTCAACGTTCTCGTTAGCGTTTCCTGCTAACGTAACAGTCGAGCCTATAACACTCAACACTGTCCGTCCCAGCAGCTTAGAACCTTCACCCAAGTTAGTCGGTGCCGGCAGCGTGATAGTCACAGAGTTACTGTTAATAGAAGCTGTTTCAACGAAGACCGAGTTGCTCTGGTAATTAGGCCGCCACCTATTAACGTCTAGCAGCACATCAATCGGTGACGTCTGTCGCGCCGTCAAACGAAAAACACTGCCATTGAAAAATCCTCGAATCATCGAGCGTCCGGTCGTCTGCCGCGGATCGCCGGGATATCTCAGAAGGTCATACTCAACCCCGTGCCATACGAGACGTTTCTCTCTAAAACGTCCAGCAATCAACGATTGCGGATCAACGTAAATCGGAATTAGACATTGTGACGTCGAGCCGGCCTTAATATAAGCCGTCGTCACCGTTTTCACCAGGCCATTGGCTTCCGTCACCGGACTGCCCAGTGTTCCATCGGGCAATACTTCAATTGCCCCATTGATATAGTCTCCTCCTGAATCGGGATCGACTGTAATCTGGACCTGACTTTGCCCCAGAACAAAGTCATGTTGCGACTCCGCCGCTCTCCGGGCATTATTAATAGCCTGGATAACGTAGTCATTTCCGTTCCCGTCAATAAACTCGTCCCGCCGCATCCGACAGTAAAAGCAGACGTAGTCAGCAACTTTTTCAACCGTCATACAGTCGATCCCTCATCAAGAGTTAGACATTACTCGGCAAAGCCCTTCGCGCCAAGCTTGCCAAAAGGCTTATGCTTGGTCTTGAAGCGCTCACCGACCTTATTCGTCCCCGTCGCATAGGGCTCGCGGGCACCAGGCGTCAGTTGCTTGGTATTCTCCACGCGGACACCCTCAGTCTTCGTCGCCGAGGTATAGGTTCCAATCATTCGAGGCATTGTCTTATTTCCTTTCTTGGTTCTATTTACCAGGTCAAGCCGGTCACAGTGACACGGACAGTTCCTGTAAAATCAGCCGGTGCGCTCGTCGCCGCGGCCTTCAACAGAAGGACCGAGCCATCATACGATGGCGAGGCGACTAACACAGCAGCGTTAGTGCTTTGCACAGCCGGACTCGCGTCCGTAATCTTGGTAAAGCCGAGCACGTCGGCAGTGATGCGGTTCGTAGTCGTGCCTTGAGCCGTAAGCGTCAGAATGAGTTCTTTCACCACGTGACGCTTACCGCTCAGGCCATCAGAGTAATACTCTGACACCAACTCGACCGCGCTTTCAGCAAGGTCAGCCATATTACAGCAAGAAGCCTCCAAGGTTGTCCAAGAACATATGGTTCTCGGGGAAGTCAATTTCCGGACCAAACTCGGTCAGCCACTCATCCTTACGGCCGTCAAAGTCACGGGCGTTGCGGAATGCCAGCAACTCGGTATCCGAGTCTTGGAACGGGTGATACTTCAAGCAGCCCACGTCAACAACGAACGCGCTGTTAGTCAACAGCGGATTCTTCGTAAACGCCGGGTGAGTCTTGAAGTGCAAGTCACCGAAAACAGTAGACCACGACACAAGGTGCATGGAATACTCGTCGGCTTTCTCGTCCATCTTCGTCATCTTAACGACGCTGTTCTCCGCAACCTCGTTAACGCTCGCAAGGAACCCGTTGCCGCAGATAACAATCTTCTCCCAACCCACATCGGAGTTGTTGTCGAAGATACGCTGAATGACACGAGACCACTGAGCCTTCGTGATCTTACCGCCGTTAAAACGCAGATGACGCTTCTGTTCATCAGCATCCCACGCCAGCCCAGTAAGGTCAGCACCGCCCGGCCGATAGTTGATCTCACCACCGTTCGTGGTGTTACCAAGCTCCCACTGTTGGATATACCACAACAGGCCGCCGAACAGTTTCCGCGACTTGACCTCGCCATCGTCCGAGTCAGTAATCTGATCCGTCCGCTTCACACCGAAATACATGGCGTGCTCCATCGCCTCCATGTGACGAATGGCCGCCTTGTGCGCGGTGTGCTTATAGATACCGGTCGAGTCGAACTTCTGGCCTTGCTTCAGTGCGTTCCTCGTGAAAGGACCAACCACAGTGCGGAAAATCTGCGTGTAGTTGAACACTTCCAGCGGAACAGCCGTGCCGCCTTGCTTCGAGTAACCACCTTCAACCGCCGCGGAACCGATCAAGAAGATCAAGAGGTTGTTGGCTGCAGTCGTGTTGAGCGCGTTGTTCACGTCTTGGACAAGCTGAATGTCCATAGAGTTCTCCGCCACATACACGGCCACGACAACACCCCTGATTTGCACGGTCGTTCCACCAGCACCAGGTGCATCTTTCACAAACACAACATCGCGCTCGCGGAAGATTGACACGTCCGTCACAAAGACACGGATCGTATCACCGGCCGTCTCCGACCAGCCCGCCGCGGTCAGGTCAGTGCCCGGAGCGCCATTGACACCAGTAGTGTCAGTAAACGGTCCAGCGGCATTAGCCTGCGCAGTGTAGGTTTGCGTTGGCAAATAACGGTCTTCGTTCCAGCCAAAAGACTGTTTATCAGTCTCTTCGGCATTCTCCGTCAGAGACAGCAGCCCCATCAGAGGGAAAGCGCCTTGCGGATATTGGTAGAAGATTTTACGACGCACGTTATTCGATTGCGTCGCCTCCAGTTCAGAGGACGTAATAAGTCCGAACATTGTTTGTTTTCCTTTCGTTTAGTAGTAGTTAGAACGTGCCCTCACCGTGTTACGAGAACACGGCAAGACCACGCGATTTCACTTGTTTGTTATTGCCTCCTCCGCCTGACCCTCCGGCACCGTTGACCGCACCTGCGCTCTTCGGCAGGTTAGCCCTGTTACCACCACGAGAAGAAAGTTGCAACTTAAAGTCAGGATTGATCGTGCGCATCATGCCTTGCACGGTCTTTAAGATCGCAATCTGATCCTGTTTAAGTCCCTGCGATTGATACCCGGACTGCGCCAGGTGAGTCATAGCCGCCTCGATAACCTGTCGGCTCGACTTAAGCTGCGGGGCCAGCTTCACAATACCGTCAACATACTTGTTCCGAGCTTGCGTCTGCCTCTCCTGTTCAATCGGAGTCAGGCGTTGCTGGAACTGCATCTCGGTCCGCTTCGTCATCAGCGCCGCCACGGACAACGCATGCTGCACCGCGCCGTCCAACATCGACTGCAACATTTGCACTCGCTGCTCAGGCGTAGCATCCGCATTGAAAAGCTGTTGAACGTGTTCAGGCGTCACCGCGAAGTATTTCGTGTGCTTCCTGAACTCCTCATCCGTCATCGTCTGCGGCTGTTGCTGTTGCTGCTGCGGCACGGCTCCGGCAACGGACCGCGCAACAGTCTCCGCGAGCTTGTTGTAGTCAATGCCGCCGGCCGGCGTCGTATCACTCGGCTCGTCATCATCAATGACATCATCGCCTTCACCACCCTCATCCGGACTACCACCAGGCGACAGATCGTCATCAATCGTGTCAACATTGAAGTCGTCGCCGCCTCCAAAATCATCGTTAAACTGGTTAAACAATGGGCTTCTAAGTTTCATTTTCTTCTAAGTTTGAGTTCTTGTTGAATGTCTTCCATAAGGAGGACAAAGTATTCTTGAATATACATCGACTGATTGACCATTTCCTTCAATCGGATCAAGTTCCTAACCGACGCTTCATCATCAATATTGAATGCTACAATAGACGCCTGGCCTTCTTCAACAGCCTCCTGGAACTCCCTGTTAAACAGCTGCGCCAGGGGGCTGTCCAGGAACTGCTGGCACGCCGCCCTCAACTGGGACAGCTCCTCCGGGGACAGGTGGGACAGTCTGGACTGGGGCGCCTGGGATTTGTCCCAGAGCGTTCGGATTGTTTTTAAATCTGGCAACATTTCGGATACCTCTCAAGTATTGGATTTCATCTATCAACTTCGTAATGTTATAGTCCGTCATCATCGCAGCCTGCGGATTCGACATTAGAGCAATAACAAGTTCTTGCAGCGATTGCGCCAGGAAGCCCTTCTCCGTCTGGCCCACGTTGTCAAAGATAAAGAAGTCCTCGTTGCCAATCAACATAGACACGTCACTCGGCTGATACAAAGCAAATAACTCTTCAAGCGTCACACCCGGTGTCGGGCTCGACTCGCCCACGACCTTCTTGAACGTCTCAAATGAAACATTCTGCCTCAAGTTCAGATTCATCTTCCTTCCCAGCGGAGCAAGAAGCTGTTCCCAAAACACGGTAGCGTGTAACGTCATCCGCGACGCCGCCCCGGCATTCGCCGCGCGGTTCTCGTTAGCACTCCGCCGCCCTGGCGAATACTGACCCATCGCGTTCTCGTTAACACCCGTCACAGCTTGCATGATCCTCATCAAGGACTCCGCCTCGACCATGTTCTGCTGCGTCATGTCCCTATACTGAATCTGCTGAATGAAGTTCTGAATACCAGTCCGCGGACCGCCTTTACGCACCATGATAATCGGCGACCGCATATCCAGGCCAGTCGTGTCAATGACCGACGGATCAACAACCAGGTGACGGTCAAGTCCCTGCCTCAAGGAGATGATCCTCGCATTAATCAACCACGTCACCGTATCTTGCAACGCGTCAATCGTATCGGACAGGGCCATGTTCAACTTCGAGTGTTGATCCGGCGTGAACTGCGCCACGTCATAGATAAACTCACCATGCAAGTAGTCAGCCGGCTCTACCCTCAGCACCCTCTCATCATTTCCCAGAACAACCAGATGCAACACCTCCTTGTTCGGCCCCGGCAAGTCATACTTCCGCGGATTCAACCACACGTTGATCTCCGTAGACAGCACCATGAAATCATCCTTGTCTTTCTGAGCCTGCGGCGAAAACCCGTCCTCAACCAGCGGAAACTGACCATTATAACGCTTTGATATCTTAAAAGCCTCGTGTGACATAGGCGACAAATGCTCCGTGCCAGCCAGCAGGCCTTTTTCTTCCAAATCCTTCAAATAGCCAATATGATACTCCTGCTCGTCCGCGCAGAACTTACCCTCTTTCCACCGCGTCAACGGCAACCGCATATCCGGGATAAAGCGAAACGGCGACACCGGAATGACCTGATTCCCCTCGAACTTGATAAACTCTTGCTCTACTTCAACATCACCCTCACTAAAAGTAAAGTTCCCCATGGACACGTCCTCTCCCGGCACCGTCACTGTCACTGTCTGAGTCTCCGTCTTCCAACACGACTTCGATATCGCAATACCAAACCGCGCCACATCCATCAACCACTGTAACAGCAACGAATTGAAGCCATTCTTCCGCACGTCTCTCTGCAACATCGACTCACTGGCCTGCAACAGGTCATAGTCCTCATTCCCTGTCGGGCTCTGCTGATAGAACGGATTGTTCTGATTAAACAGCATAAAGGCGAACGTCACAAACGTCATGACCTGCGTATAAGACATCGGCACGATCATCTTCTCCGGCTCGTCATTGTCCCTCGACTCTAGGTCCTGTTCATCCGGACAACGCCGCCCATTCCACACGTCAAGATTATTACTCCAGCGGCGGAACTGACTATTCATCCGTCCGCGGGAATACTTCAGCATCTTGCACAAGTCGCTCCGCAGCCGTTCAATATTATCCGGCTGTTGCTCCTTCCGCAGCATGTTTATAACTTCGTTCGTCATATTATCTACGGAATCTCAAATCTTTGTTTACCCTCGCCTTCTTACCGCCCGGCAACGTCACATTGTCAAATCCCGTCAGCGAAGTGTCAACCTGTAAGCTGTTCAAAGATTGAACACGTCTCATGACGTAGTCTTCCGGAGGGATATATTCTAGTCCGGTGAGGACGAGGCGGTAGAGACACTCCATCATGTGATCGTCCTTGTCGCGGGGTTTGCCCTTGGCAGGGTCCCAGACGTAACGATCAAATTCGCGGAAGGTTTCGTTGAGATAGGGGAAGAAGTTCAGGATGGGACGGCCTCTGTCGTCGGTGCGAGAGAGTTCCTGCTGGACGCGTTGAATGCCATAGGCGAGGTCTTTGACGGCACGCTCGACAGGGAGGCCGCTAGACAAGAACTCATCAGCGATCGTGATGCCGTCGAATGGGTCGTCGTTGTAGGCGGCTTGTTCTAACAGGACGCGGGTTGGCCAGACACCGTGGAGGCGGTCTTTTATGAGGTTGCAGAGATCGCCAATGAAGATTTTTTCGAAGATTTCGTTATAGAAGAAGACATGTCCTGTCGGAGCGGTGGCCGCAAAGAGAACGGCGTGGGGCGTCGCAGGATGGGTGTCGATTGCAACGCGGATTGTGTAATGAACTGGCGGCTTTGTCCAGTCGAACCAGCCTTTAGGCGGCGCGTCCTTTTGCCAGATGTGAACGTCGCGGTTGAATTGCGAGTAGACGCAGCCGGCCAGTGACGCCGGGCGGCCGCTGATACGAGTTTCGCGTTCGTCGGCCGTCAAGTCAGCCATGAACGTGGCGATTGCCTTTTTGGTCAGGTGCGGGTTGTCGTATGTCGAGCCGCCGATCATCCAATGCGTGATTTTGAACTCGTCGATCTCGACAACGTTGGTGCGCTCCGTGTCGATGTTGTCTCGAAACGTTCCGCCAGGTAAGAACTTGTCGTTGATCCACATCTCGAACAAGGGAGTGCATGTAAACCAGCACTTACCGCTGCGGTCCATGAGGCCGCGGGCGTTCGCCTTGAACATTTCTTCCGGACACGGCTCGTCGATGTGAATAAAGTCCCAGTCGGAGGACTCCTGACCGAGCGGGTTGGACTTATACGAGCGGACGGTGTCGAGCATGACGACAGACTCCCCGCCGGAAATGTGTTTGACACGAATCTCGTTGATCTTACCTGATTGGTTCTTACCCACGTAGGTGATGCGGGACTTAGGCAAGAACTTGAACAGCTTACCCTGACGTTCGCCCTGCACTTGGGAGGTGAAGATTTCCTCTGCCTTGTCCCAGTCGGCCACGATGATAAGACCTTTTACCGGATGCGACGGGATGCCCAACGTCACAAGGGCAGCGTCCTCCGCCTTGGCTGGATCATGTCTGCGGCGGACTTGACCTTGGCCGTCGATGACGTCGAATGGATACTTATACCAGACGCGTTCACCCAGGAGCCAGGCGCAGTCCTCAGCTCCGCCGCAGTCCGACTTGCCGAAGCGGTTGCCCGTGCGCAGGAAGCGGTTGTCGTAATGTCCGGCGCGATGGAACAAGTCCTGTTTGTAGTGAGGGCGATAGGCGATTAGGCCGAACTCCGCGACAAGGCGGTCGTAGCGCTTGAGGCGCTCGACTTCTTCCTTTAGCTTGATCTTGTCAACGATAGAGGGCATTGCCGCAGAACGTGTTATTGCGTGGCCTGGAAGTGCATGGCATCCCTGTGCCAGAAAGCTCCCGCCGGAAGCCAGCCCTCGCGGCAGAAACATTCCATAACAAGCACGGACATGTCCGCGTTTGCAGGCCAGTGAGCGCGGTTGCCGTTCGTCAGCGCTTTGTGGTCGACAGCCGCACCACGAGCATGAAGGCTGGGAGTGCTACCGCCGCGAACGCTGCGATTGTTGTAACAACCGAAGTAATTGGCGAAGAAATCTCGGGAAAGTTCATGAGGGACGTTACGTTGAATGTCAGAATAGACCCGCAGCAGGGACTCGGCGACGCGCTTGTGACACGACACACGTTCAACGCGGCGGCCATCGTAGTGCATGTCAAAGGCGGAGACGTCGATGGACGTGAGCTGAGACTCGTCGCCGGGCTGGCCATAGAACGCCAAGAGCGACGCCGCGTCACTGCGTGGCCACGGATGCCGATAGGGCATCAGCCGCCGCAGGTGAAGCTGCGTCTTGCGGATGGACTCCGAGCCCCAGATGCCGTCCGGCTCCGCGCCGACGTAGCGCTGTAGGTCCATGATCTGTTGCTTGGTCATCAGAGAAGAAGTAGAAGGAGTTGACGTCAACGTTTCTGTGTCCCATTGCCGTGTGCCCGCACCTACCACGGCGCATTCGCGCCGCGGCTAGGACGCGTCCTCGTTCTGCTTAAAGGCCCGCGAGGCGTCGATGACACTCTCACCACCGATGTAGGTCATGGCCAGCAGAAGAACTTTTTCGATCAATTCCTGGTCCACGCCAAGCGTCACCAGGATCGGAGTCAACGCGCCGGTAAGGACGGTGATCCACAACTTGCGAGATTTCAGCTTTTCTAGCATTGTTTTATCCTTTCTTAATTTCTGCCAAAGACGAAAGAGACGCCATTTGTCGAGTAAAGTCAACTTCGTCTTCATGGCTTTTTGTCCACATTAATGTGATAGATCGTTTCTTCGATACGTTGCCTCAACGCATGCAGCGCCGCGACCGTCTCCGCGTTGACACGAGTCTGTGTCTCGATAAAAGAAAACATCCGCGTCGTGTCATGGCGCAGGTCACTATAGACAACATAAGCGAAGAAGAAACCTAGCAGTCCAATGCCCCAGCGGCCTAGCGCCCATGTGATAAGCCCAGCCCACGTTGGAGGGACATTAACTCCCTCGGGCGTGTCCTTATTAGCCATGTTCGCTAGGCGTTGGGTCATAGTCTAGGTTAAGGCACGATTTGGAAATCACCTACAGCGACCCATTCGTTGGACGTGGTAACTTTGTAGAAGTCCACCACGCTATACCCGTCCGGAGTGAAGTTCGCCAGCGGAATGTTAGTCTGGGCCTTGCCCGACAGTTGAGTCATGCCCAAGATGGCGTATGGGCCAGTATAAACACCGGGAGCATTTGCCCGCAACGTGAAATGGAATCCTACAGGCAATCCTTGTGCGCCTGTAAAAGATACCGATTGTCCGATCGAGGCGGCGTCTTGCAGGACGATACGCTCCGGTGTCAGGGTAGACACCAGCAACGTGGCGCCGTTGTTCCACACCGTAACAGGCCGTGCCAGCGACGTGATATAACCAGCGTCATTTGTGAGCAATGAGACGTTATTACCAGCCTGAAGTGCACCAGTAATAAGCGCCATCGTCGCGGCGGCGATTTCTACTTGAGGATTCGCCGGATCAGTATCCGTGACCGTAATTCCCGGTCCCGCAGTGATCGTCTGCACAACACCAGCGCCGCCCGCGTCTTGGAACAGCTCAAAGAGCATTTCGTTAAGACGTCGTTCAAACGCTTTGCCTTGATCAGGCCACGGGGTGCGTAAATGAGAGTATGGCATATTCGTAGTTCAGTTAAAGTCCAAGTCCTAGTCCAATGATAAGTTCCATAACATTACTCCAGATAAAGAAGCGCTGAGCCGCTCGTCAGCTGAACCTCTTCCAGCCGAGCAAACAGTGTCAATCCCGCGGGAAGGGTCATGCCGTTGACACCTTCAACCGTCTGTCCCTGTTGTGCCGTCACCGTCGCAATGACAGTGTCAGTCAATGCCACGATAGCATAGACCTTCGCAACACGATTGGTCGTGTCATCCGCGACGATTACGCCGCTGCCTCCGAACTGCCGATAAGAATTCATGCCGTTTTGTATTTCTGTGTTAGACGTTCTTTTTCCTTAGCGAGTTCTTCATACTCCTTGTCCGTGACAGGCTCGCCACTGTCGCGGAAGTTCTTAATCGCGTTACGCTGCGGAGCAAGGAAATATTCCAACGCCAACTTACACGCACCAAGCGCAACGTTGCCCTGTGCAGTCCTGATCAGTGTGGTCAGCCTCATCGTCGCCTCGAAAGCATTCAGGCGCATCAACGCATACAGGGCGTTCTCACCACCCTCTTCAGCAACCGCTTTCGCCAGCTCCTTCTCCATCCAGTCTGTCTTCAGAACATACTCGACCTTCGAGATGTCCACGCCCAGAATATCGGCAATCTCCGACAACGGCTTGCCCCGCAGCACCATCTTCAAGATGATCTCTTGCATCCGCGGCCTGTCATTCTGCGGCGGCATAGCCACGACATTCGCCTTCGGCGTTTCTGCGTCTGGCGCAATGTCGCTGATGTTGGTCTTCTTCTCGTCCATTGTTAACGCGGTTTTACCAGAATACGAAAGCTCCTCGACGCTACGTCAGAGCGTGCCTGGACCTTAGTCTTCTCTTTAAGTTGTTCAATCATTGAACACCTTTGCCGTGGAAAGAAGCCGATGCGAAGGCTTGGCGGCGGAGTAGGCGGCAGGCATGATGGTCGCATGGCGATAGTATAGCGCCGGATGGGCGGATGTCAATGTTATGGCGCGGTGGCGCTGCGGAGTCATACGTGATGGCGCTACTGCGTCATAAAGCGTCATGGGAGGTAATGCGTCCTGCGGATGTTAGTGTTGTTGAGGACAGAGTCGAAATCTGTGAGCGCGGGGGAAGTGCATATCACTATAGAAAGAAAAAGCCCGAGGGCAAGGGAACCCCTTTTATCGAGGCATCGGGGAAGTCCTTATGGCCGGACGCAGCTCGCGGAACAGCGGGGACGTGTAGGGACAATGTATGTATAGGAAGAAAGTATAGTAGAATGTGCGAAAGAGTTTGACAATGGCCTTGGCTCAGTATAGTATTCGGCGATGGCAACAGCGTGGCCCGGAAACGATGAAATTGTTTGATGAAATTGTTGACGCGCCCGCAAAGCTGTGGCAGAATTATCAAGGTTGGCAAGACGCCGACCGGAGAACAAACAATAAGATAAAGAAAGGAAAAAAGAAATGAAAACCGAAAAGAGAGAAGTCGCCCCCCGGTGGGTGATGCCCACCAAAGAAAATGGCCTTGAACGGCCGATTGCCTTTGCGGCGCGTCAGTATGATGCCGTCGTGTTTGGGTCGTTCGAAGACGTCGTCGAGTTCGCCGCGAAGAGCGCAGCGCATGGCGAGGCGGTGAAGGACTTGCTCAACGGCCAGCTCAACATCCGCTTCGGAAGCGACACAGCCCGCGCGGCGATTGAGAATGCCATTGGGCAGCAGGCCACACCCGAGAACGCGGCGGAAGCTCGCGCCAAGTGGGAGGGAGAGCGGTTTACGTTGGACCTTGTTGCGGCATTCGGCCAGCAGGTCGAGAAGCCGTCGGGTCGCGGCAAGGTCGCGCTAGTCGAATTCGCGACGGTGAAGGAGCGCCTGATGGCGGGGACGCTGTCCCAGGCTGCGCAGGACAAGCTTGGCGTTACGACGGTCGCGGAACTCGAAGCGCGCTACAAGCCCGCCGGAACGGTGTTGTCGATCGATGACCTTTGATTGGTGACCTGCTAGGGAGAGGACATGTCACAGCGACGTGTCCTCTCAAGGCAGGTCATAGAACAACCCTGCATTTTATCATGACTGCCATTGAATTGATTAGCGAATTGAAGGGAACCTACGAACGCGGCATCAACTGGGAATGGGCGGAGTTTCCGGACGAAGAAAGCGCCAATAAATTCGCCGAAGCTGCGAGCTTAGGCCAGCTTGAGGATGTCGTCGAAGTGCGCGGACCTTACG